AATCCTGCTGGTGCGAACCATGGTTGTCCTATAGCGTCATTCAATGCTAAAGCTCCCATTACAACGACAGAAGGAGGAACGATAACTGAATTTGTTTGAAGAGACGGATCCTTGATTAAAACGTCAGGGAAGTAAGAAGCAGCAAATGAAGTATTAAGGTTTCTTGCCTTGTGTTGCGCTACTGTCTCAGTTACTGATGGTTTAATATTCGAGGTAATATTTATTAAGTTTCCGTCCTTATCAACTTGCTCAATATCCATGATGTAGAGCGCGTCGAAACGTTCTTCAGTAGCTCTTATTGCTTCATCTGTAACGATTGGAGCTCTGATACCAGGTATTGCAAGAAGTTGTATATCAACGTTTGTCGTGTTCTTCATGACTTCAAGCGCCTTCAAATATGAAGATACGTTCGGGCCAGATGAGCGACCTCTGTTGACATCATCCATGTCTGCAACAACAGCTGCGTTGTTAATTTCTGATTCATCTTTATCAAAGATGTTTACTCCGTCAAATCCTCCTTGCATTATGAAAGAGAACTTAAGGAATTTTCTATTTTGAGAATTAGAAAAATCGCTTACATTAATCGCTCTTGTTTTTGCTGAATCGTCTGCAACGATGTTTCCTTTTCTAATGTAAGCAGCAAATTTCCAGTCATCATTTTGTGCAACTGTTCCATTAGAGCCAGTTAATATTTTGATATTTTCTAACGTAAACAAATTGCTGCAGAATCTATCTGCGTCCATAATTCCGTTTTCGTCAGTGTCAGCTGCACCTGAATTATCTCCAACAGCAAAATTCATGTTAGATGTTGAATGTGTTGGGAAATGTTTCGTAAAGCTATTGAAAGATTTGTCTTGTAAAACAGAACTATTTTGCTCAGTTAAGCTTGTTATATGTTCAAATTTTGTGCCCCAATGATATCTTGAATTAACTTGTGTTTGCTGTCCTGTTCCATCATTTAAATGGTTTCTGAATGGTAAAGGAGGCTCGACAGTATTTCTTGTAAATGTAGCGACAGATAATGCAGAAGCGTCTGCCATGCTTAAACTTGTTAGGGGAGAAGACCCAGAAGTAACTAAGTGTGAAATTCCTCTAAAACCCATCGGGAGCGCTGTTGGATCGACTGCTTGCTCTTCAACAGCAGATGATACTTCAACTCTGACATATCTTGACCTTAGTTCATAGTTTCCTTCGATAACAAGCTTTTGTGCTGATTCATCTCGATCAAAATCGTAATATGCGTCAATATCACCAATTACTTTAGAAATGTATCTATCAGAAGATGGATCTAAATTAATTCCTTCCCATTTTTCAAAAACCTTTTGATCGATATCTGTGTCTGTTAAACTTCTTATTGAAAGGCTAAAAGATCCATATTTGTTCAATGGGTCAGATGATGGAACGATGTTATAGATTGAAATCTTGAATTTATTAGAAATTCCATCACCAGAATCAAGGGCATGAAGTTTAAATAAGTTTTCAGCAGCTCCACCAAACTTTTGAGAAATTACCCAAGGAGTCTTTGCGTTAGTAAATCTATCTCTAAACCCTTCATAGTTTGGAACAACTGAAGAACCAACGTTTCTTGAAAGAGAAGATGTCAATAAGAAGACAGATCTTTCACTATCATTAACTGGAGATTCTGAAACCACACCAGTTCCTGTCACGACTGCTAAAGTTGGATGGATATCCCAATGCGCAGCAAGATAATGCCCAGCTTGTTGAATCTTATAAGGATCAGTATTCAAGACTTTGCTAATATAATTTGCTGATGTTACATCAAATGAAGCCGTCAAAACATTTGGATATGAAGCATCTGTTCCTTTATGTCCATTAATAAGAATTGTAAATTCTTGCTTTTCGTGTGTAGATCCAAACACCAATGATCCCAATGCTGTTCCTTTTGCGTTTGAATCATTTCCAATCAGCGTTGATGAAGGCTTACTAGAATCTAGCATAGCAGCTGAAGCAGAAAGTCTTAATACAACTCCTGAAGGAGCCATTAAAACGCCGCGTACAATGGGGACGGCAACGTCGACGCCTATACCATTAACGCTTCCTGTTCCTTGTAATCCAGCGCCATTAAAAAGCGTAGATCCTACTGATTCTGACATGAAACATCCTAAGAAGTATGTTCTTCCTAAAACTCCTCCAGAATTTGCAAAAGGATTTGATGACAATGTACCGTTAGAAGAAGGCAATTGTTCGCCGACTGTAAAACCAGCATTTGTTACATCTCCTGCTGTTTGACCGCTAGCAGATCTCTTTTTACCATCTCCTACACCTAAAACTCTTAAGTAAGTAACTGAAGTAGCTCTTCTAAGCCATTCAGCAACTGCCATAGGACCAAACTTTTTAGAATCACTAGCACCGAATTTTGCAAAAAAGTCATTTAAAGTACCATACGTTAAAGGAACAAATGCTGGTCCCTTAACAGCTGTACCAATTATTCCTGCAGGAATTCCCGTAGGTGATGTTTCAACCGGTCCCGTTAAATCAATTTCTCTAGTCGTTACGCCTGCGCTTCCAAATTTGAGCTGTGCCATTTATTTCGCTCCTACAACTTGCTTGATAAGTATCAGATTACCTAAGAATTTTTAGTGTCAAACGAACTGAACTCCTGAATTTGTTACGATGAAGTCGATCGCGATGAACTCAATTGCTCTTGTCGGAACAATGACGATTCTTCCATTTAAACGATTCAAATCAACGTCCTCTTGTGTGTTATTAGTTTCATTCATAACAACTTGGTATGCTTCAATTCCTTGTTGCGCTTGAATAAGGCCTAACTGAAGAATTGAATCGGCAACAAACTTATTACGAACTGCAGGAGTATTTTGTTCAAATACGATTTGATTTGCTATATTAACAATCAAACGCTTAACTTCTAAAAGTAATCGTCTAACGTTAACACGGTCAAGCGCAGACTTTCTTATTTGTAATGTCTTTTGTCCGTAAATTACGAACCCTAGTCTTGGGAAAGTTGCGATTGGATTAATTCTAGCATCATACAATCTATCTCTGTCAGAAACGTTAAGTCTTACTTCGACATTGTTGACGAAGTCTAATGCTGCTCTATTAAATCCAGCTGGAGCAAACCAAGGATATGCAACCTTATCATTAAATCCTAACGCTCCAAGTGCAGCAACAGATGATGGTACTTTGACATATCTGCTGTTTGTCGTGTCATTTACATAAACGTTAGGGAAGTATGTAGCAACGTAATTGTTGTCAAAAGATCTTGCCTCAAAAGTTGCTGCAGTATTTTCTATGTTAATTTTTGCTGCTGAATCATCATATATACGATTGTTATTATCATCGTAGTTTGGAAGATCCATTACGTACATTCCTAATCCGTAATCTCTAACCTTCTTTGCAGTATAATTCGTTATGTAATCTTCACGAATTCCAGGCAATGCTAACAAATTAACATTAACTTGTAATGGATCAGTCATGACGTCAATCGCAGTAAGATAAGAATTAACAGCATTGTTGTCCACACCTGTTCCTGCGAGGTTTGTCAACATTCCTGGTGATACGAACGTTGATGAAGCACCTCCTAAAGGAGTTTCAAATGAAGTTGCCTTATCATTCATTCTTGCTGCGGAAGGATCTAATATGTTTAATCCGTCGAAACCTCCTTGCATAAACGTAGTAAACTTTGCAAAAGGAGAGTACTTGTTAAACTCATATGGTTCGCCATTTGATAGCAGAGTAGCAAAAGTTATTCTTTCTCCTAAAACTGCATCATTGATGACGTAAGTTGTTGGATCAACTTTTGCATTTCTAATATATGCTGCTTCCTTCATATGAGCGCGGACCGTACCTGTCAACTCTGCAATAGTTCCTGCTGAAAATGCAACCTTAGATAAAGAAAACTTGTTGTTATTAAATGTATCTAAACTTGAACCTGTTATAAGAACATCAAGCTTCTTAATTCCACCAAATTTTGTATAGCTTTCTAAAAGTGGATTCTTTACTTCTGAAAGATTTGCATTTAAAGGAGAATCATTTCTTTCAAACTTAACTCCCCAATAAAACTGTGGAGATGCAACTTCTTGAGGTCCTGGATCTCCATCCCATGCCGGTGTTTCCATTGGTCCCTTCGTAACCTTATATCTAAATGGAACTGGT